ACCGGAGAACATCGATACTGATGCTCAACGACTTACGCTATAACTCAATACTATCATCGGAATGTATAGTGACCGCGCTCTGACAATCGCCCCGCATATTCCTCTGTACAGGAGGGGGGAGGGGGTCTGACTCGCTCTTTCTCTTCAAAACCCCCGACCGGTAGAGCCTCGCAAAATTTTTCCTAAAAACACCCATGCAAACCATCCTAGAAAAAGCCAAAGTCCTCTTCAAGCCGCAACCCCAGCCCGCCCCTGCGCCGGTATCCGGTCCTAATCCGGTGTCGGAACCGGTAGCCGCCCCGCCGGTCGAACCGGTGAAGGCGCCGGAAGCCAAGCTGGTCGCCTCCCCCAAGTCCGCCAAGGAGCTGGCCGAAGAGACCGCGCGGCAGGTCGGCATCATGCAGGGCGACGAGTTTGCCAATGTGAAGCTCTGCAAGGCGCAGACCCCGCGGAACTCCCGCATGCTGTACATCGAGGGCGTCCCAAGGTGGAACGAGCGGGCGATCTGCTGGGTCAAGGATGCCGACTCATGGAAGCCGGTGTGTCCGCCCTTTGACACGCTCAAGGTTAAATACACCGGCATGGCCAGCGTGGACGGTGTCTTGCAGTTTGAGTCGTCTGACATCTCGAAGCGGAACCGGTTGAGGAGGGCGCAGTGAGCGTCGCCGCGACCAGTTACGTTTGGGAGAAGAGCGAGGCGGAAGGCGCCGACCGGCTGGTGCTGTTAGCGCTCGCTGACTTTGCCGATGAGCACGGCAACTGTTTCGGATCGTGGGGCAAGCTGTGCAGCAAGACGCGCTTGGCTCGCTCAACCGTTGCGCGATCCCTGCGCCGCCTGCAGGATTTCGGCGAGCTGACCATGGTCGAGAAGGGCCATCGCCGCATCGCCGGAAACGGCTCCGAGGCGACAGTTTGGCGCATTGTCGGACTGGCGCCGGAGATGGGTGTCAAATTGAGACGGGTCCAAAATTTGGACCTAAGTAGTGTCACGATTGGACCCAAGGGGTGTCAGAATCGGACCCCAACTATAAGTAACAATAAGGAACATCTATTAGGTGACACTCCGGCGACTTCGTCGCCTTCGCATCCTCCTAAAAAGGACGACATAGCAACCGGCGCCCCCGAACCCAAACCGCGGAAGGCCAAGGTTGCGGTCGAGGTTGTCGGTCCCGATTCGCTTCCCCTGCCCCACTCCGGCTCTGGCTTCCACAAATGGTGGGGCGAGTTTTGCGAATTTCGCACCGGCAAGATCCGCGGGCGAAACAACCCCATGACTCTGCGCGCCGCGAAGATCATCCTCGATGAGCTGGCGACCGTAAACGAATGGCAAGCGGTCGAGGCGATCAAGACCGCCATCGCCTGCGCTTACGTTAAGCCATACACCGACAAATACCGCGACAGGCGCGGAGGTGCGCAAAACCCGCAACCCCTACCGCAGCAGTCGTCCGGTCCCAGCGCCCTAGAGCGCAGCCTGCAGCGCGTCCGCATGGAGGCCGCAGCGTGATTGAGCTACTGACAAAACCGGAGCTGTCGGCCTGCCGCAAGGGCGAGATTGCCGAGGCGCTGTTTGCGGCCAGTGCGATGGTCATGGACTTCGAGGTGTTCACGCCGAAAGGGCACTCCCAGACGGCCGATCTTTGCCTTGTCAGGTCCGGCTGCAGGCCGATGACAGTGCAGGTTAAGACGGCTTACTTTGACGGCATCCGCGGCGACTACTCGGTCAACTTGGGTAGAGGGTTAACGAAGGAAGCCTATCGCACTGGCGACTTTGACGTCCTCGCTGCCTACCTGCCGGACCTTAACCAGTTTGTCCTTTGGACGCTGGAAGATCTAAAGGGCCGCAAGAAGCTGCGCTACTCCCCAGAACGACACCGGAAACCCAGCAATTGGGAGCTTTTAGACCAAGTCGCAGCAATTTATTCGCAAGAATCCAAGGGGGTATCCCAGCAAATGTCCTACCCTCTCCCTAATACTCCTTGAATACTTTTATGAAACCCAAGGCCAAACCCAACAAGGCGGCTGCTCGTCAGCCGAAGACCCGCAACATCAACGTCAACGTGGAGTACATCGAAGAGGTCGCCGCGGACGCCATCAGCACCATCGCCGCGCTGGCCGCTCTGGTGAAACAGCTTTCAGCTCAACTGGAGGAGACCCGCAATGACAACTAAGAACGGCAGGCCGATCCAGATCGACCGTGGCACGGCTGGAGTGCCTCGCATTTATCACCTCGAATTCCATCGCGCCTGCGACCGGTTCCTCTCCAAGCGCGGCATCGGCACGGCGCCGGTCGGCCGTCGCAACAATTGGCTTTTCGGAAAGGCGGCGAAATGACGGCACCTGACATTGTCGTCGGCGAGGTCGGCTTCGGCGCGAACTTCGGTTCCTCCGCGGAGCTAGACTTTTACCGCGCGGAAGACCGGCGCAATTCGGCCGAGGTCGCCAACCTGCAGGCCGAAAAGCGCGAGCTGATTAAGCGCGTCAACCGGCTCAAGCTCATCCTTGGTCGGTGCGCCGCGCTTTCGCCGGACGTCAGCGACGAAAAGCACGAAGCGCTGCTCGCCGCAGAGGAACCGCTATGAGCACCCCCATGGAACAAGCCCGCGCCATCGCCGCGGCCCGCCGGTTTCTCTTCGACCTGTGCCTGCCGTCGAAGATCAAGAAGGTGCCGCGGGAGGTCCGGCTGGAGGCCCGCGCGCGGGTTAAGCATCTCCCAATGTCTTGGGACTTGCCCCGCATTGTCGAGGACGAGGACGCCATAGATCAAATGGAGCAGCTCGAAGAGCACTACCGGCGGGAGTTTTGGAACGAGTGCGAAATAGGCGGGAGGGAGCTATGAGCGCCGGAAAGGGCGACGCGCCGCGGCCGGTAGACGGCCAAAAATACCGTCAAAATTACGACGAAATATTTGCCCGCAAAGACGACAAAACTCTTGCTTCTATGTCCGCATTTGTACACATTTGCCCGCACACCGAAGCACCGGCTGCCACCACGCCGAACGAAGCAACCACGGCAGCCGATGCGCACTGAACTTAAAGAAACACTAAGAAGCGTATGGCCCCACGTTGCAGACGATGTCATAGCGGTAGACGAAGCGTGCGACCGCTGGTTGAAGCGGCGCTACGAAATGCGTCAACGCCGGAGGGAACGAAATGAGCGGCGCGCAGTGGATTGTGTTTCTCGCGCTGATGGCAGCGCTGGCGCTGATGGCGCTGATAGCAAATGACGACGACGACAATTTTGTATGAAAACCACCACCACACCTCAAAGCCCAAACACCGAGAAGGCTGTCCTTGGTAGTCTCATGGCCGAGCCGAAACTCGCCGATGAGGTTGCCGGTCTGCATAGCGATCTTTTCTTCACCCCAGCGCACCGCGCGATATTTGATACTATCACCGACGTCCGCTCAGACGGCGGCGTGCCGAACATCATCGCGGTCACACAGCGTCTCGACGCGCAGGGCAAGCTGGCGAGTGTCGGCGGCGCCGGAGAGGTCACCGACCTGCTCTCTCGCGCGACCGGCGGACTGAGCGCGCTCGAATATCACACACAGACCCTACGCGACTGCTACGGCCGTCGCTGCATTATCTCCGCGGCCATCGCCATGCAGTCCGCGGCACAAGACATGGCAGCCAACGCCGACGAGGTGCTGCAGTCCGCCGGAGAGAGCGTCCTGTCGCTTAGTCTTGGCGCTCCGACCGACTCGATGCGCAGCGCGGCCGACATCGTGCCGTCGCTCATCACCGAGCTGGAGGCGCTGATGGACAACAAGCAGACGCTCGGTCTCAAGACCGGCTTCGCCGATTTCGATCAGGTGACCGGCGGTCTGCGCGCAGGCACGCTGTGCATTGTGGCCGGTCGTCCTGCGATGGGTAAGAGCGCGCTGATGCTCAACATGGCGGAAAACATGACATCGCGCGGAGTGCCGGTTCTTTACTTCTCGCTCGAAATGCCAGCTAACGAGCTGTGCGCCCGCGTTGTTCTTAGCCGCGCCAACACCAACACCGAGCTGGTCCGCAACGGCTTTGTCGATCTTGCGGGCAAGCGCCGGATCGGCGCCAAGGCTTTGGAGTTTTCCGGCGAGCCTTTGTATATAGATGACCGCTGTGGCATGTCTCTCTTGGACATCCGCGGACGTGCGCGTCTGGCTGTGAGGCGCTGGGGCGTGAAATGCATTTATGTCGATTACTTGCAGCTCGTCTCGCACGCGACGGCGAGAAGCCGCGAGAACGAGGTCGGATACGTCTCGCGCGGGCTGAAAAGCATGGCCATGGAGTTGGGCATTCCTGTTGTCGCCGCCGCGCAGCTCAATCGTCAGGCCGAAATGCGCAGCGACAACCGGCCGAAGCTCTCCGATCTGCGCGAGAGCGGCAGCATAGAGCAGGATGCCGATCTGGTGTGCCTAGTTCATCGCCCCGCCTACTACGCCGTCCACGACGAGGAGCCGGAGCCGCAGGACGCCGAGCTGATCATCGCCAAGCACAGAGCTGGCCGCACCGGCACGCTCAATATGACATGGCGTCCGAGTCTGACGCGATTCGGCGGAAAGTCCGAGCCGACGAACATCGTGCCTGCGCCGCGGCTGACGGACGAGGGCAATGGTGTGTATGCGCCGGACAAAATTTTGTGGGACGCCATCAACGAATGATTAACAGCAGACAGAAAGGCGCGTCATTTGAACGCGAGGTCGCCAAAACTTTGACCGCTGAAGGCTTTCCGGCACGGCGGGGAGCGCAAGTCTCGCAAGGATCTTGGGGGATCAGTGCGCCGGACGTTGTCGTTCCCTGCCTGCCGACTTGGCACTTTGAGTGCAAGCGCCATGGACGCGCTCGGTTTGATCTCGATGCGGCAATTTGCCAAGCGCGCCGCGACGCCAACAAGGATCTCGGCGCTGGCAAATACAAACATTCCGCGGTCATCCACCGCAGAGACCACAGCGACATGCTGGTCACGATGACCATGCGCGACTTCTGCGCGCTCATGCGCCACAGCGACTTTCCCATCCAACTAGAAACCCAAACACCAACAACACATGAATAAAAACACCATCACGACACCGGCAGGAGTTGCTAAATACCCGCACCTCAACAAGCCGGACAAGAAGTATGCGACCAAAGAGAAGCCGCATGGCGAATACAAGGTTGACCTCGAAATGCCCAGCGAGGACGCAGCCGAGTTTATCGGCAAGATAGACGAAATGTTTGGCGAGTTTGTTGCCGACAAAAAGCGCGAACTTAAAAAGGACACACTCAAGATGCACGCGGCGCCTTGGGAAGAAAACGATGGCGTCACGAAGCTCAAGCTGCGCGTGAAAGCCATGGGACAGACCAAGGAGGGCGAGCTGTTCAGTCGCCAGCCGAAGATGTTTGATGTGTCCGGCAAAGCGGTCACCGAAAATATTGGCGGCGGGTCCAAGCTCAAGGCGGCTGTGGTGCCATACTTTTGGTATACCGCGTCGCTAGGCGCCGGAATCACGCTGCAGCCGAAGGCCATCCAGATTTTGGACCTGCAGACTTGGAGTAGCGGCGGCAGCGCCGAGGCTTACGGCTTTGAGGTTACCGAAGCGCCTCGCGCGACGGCCAAGACCGGCACCGACAACGAAGAGATCGAGTGGTAGCCATGGCAACCGCTCGCACACGCAAACCGGCCAAGGGCAAGGCGGGGAAACCCGCCGAGCCT